CACTTCGCGCAGGGCGCGTCCGTCGTGCTGCCCGTCGCGCTGCTGCCGCCGCTTGTCGGCGCGCCGCTGGCCGGCGCGATCTGCATGTTCTGGCGCGAGCTTTCGCAGCTTCGCAGGAGCAGTGACTTTATCCGGTGGCGTCAGTGGGGCGCTCCGGGCACCGTGTCGCCCGTGTGGCGTCAGCCGTGGTGGGAAGCGTGGCACCTGAAAGACCGCCTGCTCGACATCGCGTTCGGCGCGCTGGGCGGACTCGCGGTGGGGCTGGCCTGGGAGTTCTTGCGTGCCTGAGGCGTTCTCGTTGGAGCGGGCCGCGCGCGGCGAAGAGCATCGTCGTAAATCTGCCCTGCGCAGGCAGTACGCGCTAAAATTGTTCGAGGGGCCGCCGCGCCGGACGTATGGTGAGGTGGGCGCGATTTTGGGTGTGAGCCGGCGTCGCGCTGGACAGCTCATCTGCCGGGGGCGCAAGGAGCGGCTTTTTCGGAGGATACATGGCAAAGAAGCGCACGAAGGTCGAGAAGAAGTTTGCGAAGGTGACTCGCGAGGAAAAGCGCAAGCCGAAGGGCAAGCGTCGCAGCCGCAAGGCGATCGCGGGCAAGGTCTTCGGGATGATGCGGCAGGGTAGGCGGGGCGGGTGAGTTTCGGCCTCGAGACGCTGCGGCTCGCGCAGACCTGGGCGGTGAACGTCCCGGTATGGGTCCGGTGCGATGCGTGCGAGCAGTTTTTCTGCCGCTTGCACGACCAGCACGTGGAAGACTGCCCGTGCCCGCCCATCGAAGCGTGGATCTTGAGCCCCTACGAGCACTGATCGCTTGACAATCCGCAGATTTGGGGCAAGCCTGTAGGGAGATCACCTCTGGGGGGTGTTCTCTACTGCTATCAGAAGAACAGCTGCGGGCGACAGGTCTGCCAGACCACGTGCTCAACACCTACCGGGTTGCTGGGAAAACCACCCTTACGCTCGAAGAGCGCAAGGGGGTCGCTGAAAAGCTCGGCCGCTCGGTCCAGACGGTCAAGTCGCACCTCGCGCGCGTGCGGCGCAAGATCGAGTCTCCTGAATCGCTGCGCAGGCCCGATACAGGTCCGATCCACTATTCCAAGAACCAGCCCGACAAGTACGCGAAGGCGGTTGTGGAGCTTTCCGGTCCCAAGCGCAACGTCGCCGCGACGGCGCGCAAGGTGGGGATAAGCCCGAAGACCGCCAAGAAGATCGCGGATGAGCTCGATCGCGACCTGATTCCCCTGCAGCGCGAGTTGGAGGATGTGCGGCTCGAGGATTTGAAGAAGCGCTTCGGGACGCTCACGCGCGACGCGCTCGATGCGATCACCCCTGAAAAACTCACCGAGGCGAAGGCGCGGGATCTGGCGATCATCAGCGCGGTGGGGGTCGATAAGTGGCAGCTGCTGCGCGGCCAGCCGACACAGCGGATGGAGATCAGCGACCGGCGCGAGATGAACGAGTTGATGAAGTTACTGGTGGAAGAGAGCAAGCGCCGCGGGGTTGAGATCGACGTCACTCCAGATGGCGGCGTGACCGCGAAGAAGTCGCCGTACTTTTCGGCCGCGCACCAGCGTGGTCAGAAGCAGATCGCAACGGGCGACCCGGATGGGACACTTACACCGGAATAGGGAGCCAAAGTGAGTCTCCGCGGCCTGACCAAAGATCGCCTCGCGAAGATGCACGACAACGAGTTCCGCTCGATTTTGTCGTCCTATTATTCGGAGATCCAGCGCGACCGCAAAGAGAACCAATTGCTCTACTATGTACCCGCCAGCGAAAAAGCGTTGGCGGTTCACCGCAGCCAGGCCAAGGTCGTCGGGATTGGCGGTGGCAATGGTAGTGGCAAGACTGAGACTGCCCTAGTCGAGGGGATCATGCTTGCTACGGGCGTGATACCCGACTCGCTCGTGGACGTACCCGAAGTCCGCGCGAAGATGCGAGGCCCTATCAAGGGGCGGGTGATTTGCGAGTCGTTGACTACGGTGTTGCACTCGATCATCTTGCCCAAACTCAAGTGGTGGGAGTGGAGCGGGATCTCGTTTCCCGGTGGTGACAAGGGCCATTACGGCTGGATCCCGCGCGATTGCCTGATCGGTGGGAGTTGGGACAAGAGCTGGAGCGAGAAGTTTCGGATGCTGCGCGTGCTCTACCGCGACCCGGACAACCCCGATGATATACTCGGCGAGAGTACGATCCAGTTCATGTCGAAGGACCAGGATGCGACAGACTTCGCTTCAGGTGACTTCCATTGGGTCTTGTTCGATGAGCCGAGTACCTACGCGATCTGGCGCGAGAACGAGGCGCGGACGATGCGCGTAAATGGCCGCTTGATGCTCGCGATGACCTGGCCCGACGATCCGGCGATTCCCGTCGATTGGATCTTTACCGAGATCTACGACAAGGCGCAGACGGGTCCGAGCAAGAGCAAGGAGCACGACTGGTTCAACATCTGGACGACGGACAACCAGAATCTGGACCAGGAGGCCGTGGCTGCGCAGGCCGAGTCGTGGCCGGATTCCGTCCGCGACGTGCGGATCTACGGCAAGCCCATCCGCTTTTCGAACCGGATCCACCCGCTCTTTACGCCGAATTCCGACTGGTGGTGTTTCTCGTGCGGGAGACTGGTTTCTCCGATCGATGGGAAGTGCTCCTGCGGTGCGAAGGACATTCTCGCGTTCACGCACGTGGGACCGTTCGAGCCGCAGCCCGCGTGGCCCACGGTCTGGGTCATCGACCCGCACCCGCGCAAACCGCACATGTTTGCTTGGATCCAGGTAAGCCCTGATGACGACTGGTGGGTGCTGCGCGAGGGCGAGGTGGATGGCGACCCCACGCAGGTGCGCGAGTACGTCGACCGTGTAGAGAGCGATCTGGGGATCTCCGTGGCGCGGCGCCTGATCGATCCGAACATGGGGCGCAGTCCCGCGAGCACGAATCGCGGTGTGACCTGGCAAGATGAGTTCGACCGCGTGGGATTGGTGACGGACCTCGCGGACTCTTCCGAAGTGGGCCGGTCGCGGATCAACGAGATGCTGATTCCCGATCCGGTGACGCGGCGTCCTCGGTTGATGTTCCATAGCCTCTGCGAGAAGGCGATCTTCCAGATGACGCGTTTTGTCTGGGACGACTACCGGCAATCGCTAGAGAAAGCCCAGAAGCAGAAGCCGAAGGAGAAGCACGACGATTTTCCGGCGATCTTGCGCTACCACGCAAACGCCGATCCATCGTTTTACGATCTCAGAGAGGGTGCGCGGATCGTGCGACGCAGCGCGATGCAACCACCATCACGGCGCGAGGTTGTCCGCGCGCCCAGCTACGCGGGGAGGATGTGATGGCGAAGAAAAAGAAACGCCTTGGCGGTATCGCAAAGGACAGGGCGAAGCGTCTTCGTGGTGCTACCAAAACACTCGAAGCCCCTCCTGCTAGGGGTCAAGAAAGCCTCAAGAATTTCATGAGCGAGGAGAAGTACTTGATCCGTCCACCGAAGAAGCGCCGTGGTAGGCGGAAGAAAAAGCCGAGGAACACGGTTGGATCGAGGAAAAAGTGATGGCTGGAGCCGTCTATGTCTGTCAGGGGGGCTGCGGGACGTTCGAGGAGGACGTTGAGAAACTCCACGCTCGTGGCGAGGTCAACGAAAAGCTTTATTGCGATAAATGTGTAGAGACGGTCGACCGCTACCTGGAACTCCGCGATGAGCTCCATACGTCGCTGTCCGAGAAGTGGGCTAAAGGACTGTGGGAGCTGGCGTCGATCTACGCAGTGGATGGGATGAGGTTGCCCAACGATGGATGAGGTGAAGAAACTCGGGTGTTGCACGGTGTGCGACGAGCCAATTTTCGAGATCATCGTGCGTCATGTCGAGGGACCGTTTAAGGGAGAGCCCAAGCAGTTGGGGATGCCGCTTCCCGGCGCGCGCAGGTTGACGGTCGTTCGTGCATCGGGACGCCAGAGTAACTGGTCGCTGTGTGGAGAGTGCGAGGTCTGGCCGGCGGATTTCCCGAGACTCAACCGCAAGGAGGTCCGCGCGATGGTCCGCGAGAGAGCGATCGCGCACGACACTCCCGAGCAAGCGAAGGGCCGCGACGTGATGTTGAAACTTTTCGAGTGGGACATCCCGCTGGGAATACTGGGTGAGAAGCCCTGGTTGGAGGTGGTATGAGTTCTCCGGTTTTCGCAGAGGGGATCGTCCGCAGGGAGCGCTTCCGTCGCAGCACGATGGACGGTGATAAGCGCCAAGCGATCGTCGATCGCGTATTGAAGTTTGCGAAAGACGATGTTGATTCGAGGGCAGACGACCGCGAGCGCCGCTTGCAGCGCTACGCGAAGTATCGGATGTGGACCGAAGGCAAGGACTACCCCTGGGAAAACTCTTCTGACATCGCGCTTTCAGACATCCCCGAAGCCGTTCTCAACCTACAAGACACGCTCGCCAACGCGATTCTCGCAAGTCGCCCCGTGGTGAACGCCAATTCGCTTCTCAAGGAGAACAGCGAGAAAGAGTCTTCGGTGGACCGCGTTCTGGACAGCCAGTTCTTCGTTGAGCAGGAGGGTGAGAAGATCTGCGAGGAGCTTGCGGAGTTGTTCCTCATCGACGGCGTGTTTACCGCTTACGTGCCCTGGATTCGCGAGCGGCGTCCCGTGACCGATTTGCGGATTTACGACGCAGTGCCCGAAGATGGTTCGGTGAGTCCCGCGTCGTATTTCCGCCGCCTGGTCGAGCAGGTATTCCCAGACCAGGCGCTTTTTCTCACCAATGACAAGGATGGCTGGGACTACCGCGTAGAACTCGACGACAAGACGATGCCGCCGGTTACCGTGAGTTTCTACACGCGGGAAAAAGATGGCAAGGTGGAGATGCTGATCCGCAAGATGACCGAGGTGTATAACGGTCCTCGCGTGCTGGTGAAGGACTACGAGGATGTGCTGACACCGCCTCGCGTAGCGAACTTGCAGCCTCCGGGGCCGACGAATCCGGGCGGCGCTTCACATGTGATTCTCGTGGACACTCCGACGATTGATGAGATCGAGAATTTGAAGCGTGAGGGGTTCTACGACCTCGCCAGGACGGATGAGAATCGAGACGACCTCGGGCTTCGGTCGAGAGACGACAGTGAGGATGAGCTCAAGAAGCAAAAAGATGTCATCCAGGGCGTGCAGGAAGAGCCTCGCCCGACGGACCCGGAACACCGTACCGTGACGCGGTATATGTGCTTCGATGTCTATGATCTCGATGGCGACGGGGTTCCTGAGGATGTGATCTGGTGGGTGCTGAAGGAAGACCGGATGCTGCTCAAGGCGATGCCGTTGACGGAGATGTTTCCTTCGGATCCGCCGCGACGTCCGCTGGCGGAGGCGGCTTTCTTGCCGATCAAGGGCCGCCGGGAGGGGTGGAGTCTGATCGAGTTGATGGAGGGGTTGCACGATTTTCTGAAGGAGATGCTCGACCAGGGCGTCGACGGCGGTACGCTGTCGACAACGCCGTTCTTCTTCTACCGCGCGGGGAGTTCGATGAAGCCTGAGATCATGCGCCCGTGGCCGGGTGATGGTATCCCGCTTTCTGATCCGAACGACGTCCACTTTCCATCGATCCCGTTCGATGGGTCGTTCTCGCTGAATGCCTTCGCGATAGGCAGGCAGTTGCAGGAGCGCTTGACTCTGGAGGGCGATCTCCAGTCGGGTCGCGTCCCGCAGGGCAAGTCGTCTGCGCTGCGCACGGTTGGCGGAATCAACACGATCTTGGCGCAGGGTGAGGCGCGCCCGGAGCGGATTTTGCGCCGGTTCTTCATGGGGTTCGCGGAGATCTTCACGCAGATGCACGAACTCAACCAGTATTTCTTCCCGGACGAGAAGCAGATTCGGGTGCTGGGCATCGGTGAACCCAGTGAGGATCCCTACCCGAAGATCGTGCGGCAAGAAGACCTCGATGGCCGGTTCAAATTCGACTTTCGCGCGTCGATTCTCAACTCGAGCAAGGCGGCGAAGCTGCAGGGTCTCGAGCGGATGATGGCGATGCTGATCAATCCACTCATGATCCAGCTGGGAATCGTGGGGCCAGACGAGATCTTCAAGATGGTGCGCGACTCGGCGCAGTCTTCCGGCGTGGATCCCGACCGCTACTTGAAGGAGCCTTCGCCGGGTGCAGGAAAGATTCGATTGACTGCAAACGAGGCGATCTCGATCGTCATGAGTCACATGATCCCCGATGGTGTTCCCGCGGAGCCGAGTGCGCAGGATCACCTCGACCAGTTGCAAAGTTTCATGCAGGACGATCGCTTTGGGCTGCTCGACCAGTCGCAGTTGGACATCTTCAAGGCGTGGCTCATGCAGGTGATGCAGCTCGCGATTGCGCAGGAGGGTCAAGAGGAGATCGCCCAGCTCACGGAGGGTTTCCAGCAGAAGCTCTCTGCGGGAGCCGAGGGCGGCAACGGCGCCGCGGCACCCGTAGACGCCGGCCAAGCACCCGTGAACAAGAACGAGCTGGTTGATGAGACGTTGCCCGGCAATGGGCGAGGAGTGGGTTGATGGCGAACTTCGATCGGGACCAAGATTGGGAGCCGCATCGTTCAGCGCTTTCGAAGAGTCGTTTGCGGCTGGCGAAGCCAGACCTCCAGGCGCTTCATCGCGCGGGGCTTTCGGCCAATGAAGTCACGGGTGACGAACACTGGGATTTTCTCCTTTCCATACTGAAGGGCAAGTTGGAAGATGTGGAAAAGGAGCGCGCTGCGGCACGGGAGAAGCTGGAAGATTCAGAAAATTTTGATCCTGGTGAACTGGTACGCCAGAAACTTGTGGTGCGGCTTTCGGGCCGCGAGATCGATGTCCTGAATTGGGTGATCGGGTTGCCCAAGGAGTTGATGGAAAAAGGTGATCGAGCAAAGGAACTACTCGGAACCATTGACGAATCCGCTAATTGACGTGCGCTGCCCATCTTGCACGCGGTACCTGATGGGATGGGTGCCTCACGTGCAGACATGGGTGGAGATCAAGTGCCGCCGTTGCAAGGCCCACGTTGAATTGCGGCATGGTACGGCGAAGATCGTAGAGAAAAAGGTTGACGGCTCTGTAGCGCTCATGTAGTGGTTTTAAGAAGAAGGCTGTTCGTCTGCGCCATATCGCGCAAAAGGCCCGCCAGTGGAGTCTCCGCTGTGCGGGCCTTTTGTCTTTGAGGTGAACGATGCTCGTAATCCCCGACCCCCCGGAAAAAGACGAGCTCGACAGCGAAGAGGCTGCTGAGCAGGAAGGCACTCAAGAGGCTAGCGCTGAAGAGGGTGCGGCTGTCGCCGAAGAAGGTGCTGGCGAACCCCCTGCTGCGGTCGCTGCTCCTCCTGACGACCGTTCCGCGGAGCTCGAGGCTCAGCTCGAGGCGGAGCGCGAGCAGCGCATTCGACTCGAAGAGCGCGAGCGGCTGCGCGCCGAGCAGGCGCCCCCGAAAGAAGAGCGCCCCAAGGAGTTTTCTCGCGCCCAGCTCCGCTCGGCAGTCGAGGAGGGTAAGATCGACGAAGACCAGATGGAAGAGATCTGGGCGAAGCAGCAGCGCGAGGCGATCGTTCGCGAGACAGAAGAGCGCTTCGAGCGTCGCGAGCGGGAGCGCTCCACCAAGACATTCGTGGAGACGCAGACTGCGAAGTACGTCGAGAACTTTCCTGATGTGAAGAAGGTCGGCAGTCCCACCTGGTCGCGGGTGAAAGAAGAGTACGATTTCCTGATCAACACCGGGGAAAAGGATAGTAAGGCGACGGAGCTCAAGGCGCTGCGCGCTGCGCTGGGAAACGCAGACAAGATCGCCGAGCGTACGTCGAGCTACCGGCAGACTTCCAGTGAGACCACCTCTCCGCAGACGGGCGGCACTGCGCGCCCGGTGGACATCTGGAATCAGGTGCCGAAGTCGCGCAAAGCGCACTACAAGCGCATGGTGGAAGAGGGTTACATGACACTCGAGGATGTGAAGAAGGACATCCCATACATGAGCACGACGAATTGACGGCTTTCCCGACCATCTATATGCCGGGCCAGGCGGCGGTTCCCAGGGGACCACGCGAGCATCCCGGTCGGAAGACACGCACGACTGCTGCGGGGTGGGTTCTCGACTACCTCGTACCGCGCAATCACACCGTTCTGCTCTGTCAGCAGTGTAACCACAAATTCAACGGCAAGCGGGTGAAGTACATTTGTCTCTTGCAGAGACTCGGCTACGTCCGCGGCATGTGCGACGGCTGCAAGAAGCCGTGGGAGCTGGGGTACCTGTGGGTTTCTGAGCGTCACATTGGTACGAGATCGGGCCAATGTTGGGATCCGAAATTTCTCTAGGGGGGAATTGAAATGGAAGCAATGGGAACGATTGGTGGTGGCGCTATCGTTCAGAAGAAGTACCAGGCGGGAACGACCATCGCGAATGTGGGCATTCCCCTACTCGGTTCGGGCGCTGCTGCGACGGACCTCGCTTCGGTGGAGGTGCCGACGACTTCGACGGCACTGACGACGGGGATGGTTGGTCTGAGCCTTTCGACTTCGGGAACGGTGGCTGCGACCGGTGTCGCGGATGCCGACATCATCGTGAGCGTTGCTGTGAACCCGGACTTGATCATCCGTTGCAAGATGAACAACGGCGCGACAGAAGACACTGCACTCGCAATCCAGACGACGACCGCCGCAGATGCGACGGGAGTGACGGCAACCGGCGTGACTTCGCTGACCCAGGGGATGCTCTGGGGTTACGATGGTGCCAACAAGGGCGTCATGCGACGCACCGATAACACCGCGGGTAGCGTTTCGATCAACTTCGGTTCGGCGATCGCTTCTGGAGATCGGTTCCTGTACGCGAATTCGGCGCCGTGTGTGTCGGCTGCGGCGGGTCTCGGTAACGGACCTGATTTGACGACGTTGTTCACCCAGGGGGATGCTTCGACGGCGAATCCTGGTGACAACGATACGTTCATGGTGTTCGATGTCGAACTCGGCACCGAAGACAACGACGGCCAGAACAACAGTTTCTGGCACTTCGTGCAGAACCAGAACATCTTCGGATGCACGGGGACAACGGCATAATCTGGCTTTTGGGGAGGGGGGTCCAAAATGGCGACACCGCACGCTTCAGTCAATTTCGGTGATCTTCTCGATCCGACGTTTACTCGGATTTTCGACGAGGAGTATGACCAGCTATCGGACATGATTCCGACGATGTTCACGATGCCCGGCAAGGGGCCTCGTGGCGACCAGACGAAGTGGAGCCAGGTGGGAACACTGCCTGACTTGACGGAGTTCACCGGGACGATCGGGTACCAGAGCCAAAACCAGGGATACGACACCACGGCGACTCACATCGAGTTTGCTAGCGGTGTTCAGGTCGAACGCAAGCTGTTCGATGACGACGCGCACAACATCATGAACCAGAAGCCTGCGGCGCTGGCGATGGCTTGCAGCCGGACGCGCCAGAAGCACGGTGCGCAGGTCTGGAATGGTGCGTTTTCGGCGGGCAACTCGTTCTACGTGAACTCTGAAGGCGTCGCAATGTGCAGTGACTCGCACACGACGACTTCTACAGCGTCGACGTCGACCGGGTTCGACAATCTGGGGACCGCGGCGCTCTCGGCTGCGGCGGTATCGGCTGCGCGCACGCAGATGCGTGGCTACCGCGACGACCAGGCGGGGCGGATCTCCGTGGTCCCGGATGAGCTCTGGGTGCCACCCGATTTGCAAGACCGAGCGCTGGAGATCATCGGTTCCGACAAGGATCCCGAAAGTGCGAACAATGCGATCAATCCGCAGCGGTCGCGCTTCAAGCTCTACGACTGGGAGTACAAGACCGACACGAACAACTGGTTCATGTGTGATTCTGGTCTTCGGAGAAAGAGCTTGTTCTGGATCGGCGGTGTCCAGAGCACCGA